GAGGTATGCTCCCTTCAGACCTCACCCTCAGCGCCTTGCGCTTCATCCTTTCTGCAAAGTCTGGACAATCTTGCAAGCACGATTGTGAGACTGTTGACTTGTGCAACAGTCTCCTCTGGCGAGATGAAGCTCTATTATATAGGAGTGAGGACATAGCTCTTTGGAGTAAAGGGGGGCTTTGGAGTAAAGTGGATAACAAAAGGCGAAGCCTCTGAGACTACCCTTCCGAGAGACCTACCCGCTCGGGGGAAGAGGCTCTCAAGGTTAAGCTCAGAGGCTCCGCTTGGTTAGGAAAGCTACCTGAGATAGCTATAGAAGAAGGCTACTTGACCGTAAGTGCCTCCACTTGGTACGTACCCGTACGCTCAGAAACTTTAGCCGCATAGAGGACAGCAATATAGCCCGCATCGGCAGAGCCTGAGATCGTGTAGCTCTTCTTGTAGTGCTGGTTGCCGTAACCGCTAGGACTGCTTTGGTCGTTGATCACTTCTAGTGTCTTCACCAGCTTGCCGTCCTTGTCTAGCTGCTGTATAGTAAGCGTAGCACCCTTGGTGTGGCCTGTGCTATAAGTCAACTCAACGGTGTAGCTACTCCCGGCCTTCATCTGTAGGCGTGGCGTGACGAGGACACACTTATTCTCAGGATCAGGCGACTTATAGTCACTTGCCTGCGCATAGTGCACACCGCCATATGATTTCTTCTGGAACTTACGTTTACCCACTAAGTCTTTTATGGTCGGAAAAACAAAAAGTACAATCCGACAAAACAAAAAGTACAATTTGAGGCGTGGTAAATCGCCATCTAAACGAAGTGACAAAATGGCAACAGCCCTATCGCCCAGAAACAGAGAGAGGGGTGCCGTGTGTGGCACTCCTCTCTCGTGTGTTGTCGTGGCGGTCGTCTACTTGGGGACTATCTCCAGCTTGTAGCCGAGGTAGTCCAAGTAACGCTCGACCGCCTTGATGCGAGCTGTCTGCTCGCCCGACTCAAAGCGTGTGATGGCATTGCAACTGCTGAAGATGCCGTCCTGCGCTACTCGGTACTTGCTCAGTCCCTGCTCCTCGCGGATACGTCCTGCCATCTTTTGTATTTCTTCTGCTGTCATAATCTACTCGTCTACTGGTGCTGAATACACTTCTATTTCTGCGTTCTTGATCTTGATCGATCTCGTAACCTTGATGCAAGGCTCCCCGTCTGATCCCTCCCCGATTACGTTGCCGTACACCCTATAGAGTTGTCTGTCGCATACGGTTAGGTAGGTGCCGAGTGCGTGCTGGGAGTGTATGTTGATCCAAACTTGCGTCTTGTCCTCACTTAGTACAGCCTTGAAAACGCTTACCCCGTCCTCCGAAATGTTGTCTCGGTAGTTGTAAGATTTGCCGCCCTTTGGCATAGCTCCGAATCTTACGTATATCGCTGTTCCACGCTTCATAGCTTCCTTGCGAGCTATCGCTTTCTCCTCCTCTGCTCGCTCTGCCTCCTCATCGATGATTGAGCAGTAGAACAGTGGATCTCCAGCTCTAGGTGACTGTTTCAAATCCCCGCTAGCTAGCTTCTCTGCGAACGCTACTTGCATCGTGACGAACTCCTCTAGGAGGTCTTTCTTCTCGATCGTTAGCTTTCCTACAATGTTCGATATTTCCTCTAGAGCCTTGCTGGTGTACTCCACTTTTTCCGTTGTGCCGTCTGGTAGTTTTACAAATACGCAACCATCGATTTTGATAAACTCTCCATCGCCTGTGTAAGATTTGTAAGCACATACTGGGTACGCTGATATATGTCCTCTCATAGTCTTTGTGTTTTATGGGGTATCTCTCCCCCTTTGCTACTGCAAAGGTACGAAAACTTTTTTGTACTACCAAATTATTTGCCTATCTGATTATCTACATGGCAACAGACCTGTCGTCTAGACACAAAGAGAGAGGGGGGCGGTGGAGTCCTCCTCTCTCTCTCTATTTAGTGGGTTGGTGTATCTACTTTGGGACGACAGCCAGCGTGTAGCCGATGTAGTCTAGATAGTGCTCAATTGTTGTAATCTGAGCGGTCATAGTCGTGTCATCATTGGATTGCCTGACGTCTAGCCATCTCTGCGTCTAGCCGCTTGGAGAAATCGCTGTACAGCTGTGCCTGAGCCTCTATTAAGCTGCAGAGGTTGCGCCTAGCGTCGTTTACCTGGTCGCACACAAAGCCACCGCCGAAGGGCATCCCAGATATGTCGTAGTCCTTCAATTCTCGAGCTGAGCGGTGAAGGTTGATGCAGTAGTTGTTGGCCTGTCTACTGGTGACCATCAGCGTCTCAATGTCCATGTCCTCTAGCTTGTAGCCCTCTAGCTCTGCCTTGATCTCTTGTAGTGTCATACTATGATTTGTTACTTGGTTTATAATCTGTCTCTAGCTCAGGTGGGTATCCCTCCTTTGCTATGACAAATATACGAAAACTTTTTTGCCTACGCAAGTAATATCGCCAACTTAGAGAGGAATATACTGCCTAATGGTACAGGCGACGTGATACATCATTAGTGGCGGTACGGACATGCCACAGATGTAGTGCGGGAACTGCCCGCAGAAGTCGTAGTCTAGGGGGAATGAGGATATCTTGCAGACCTCCGCTTGGCTCAGATAGCGGGGCTGAGAGAAGTGCATGAGGCAGTCAGACTTGCTTAGGAGTGTCGGGCAAACCTTGTCTGCGTACACGTACGCATGATTATAGCTACTCCTCCTATTGCGCAGTCTGACACTGGCGTCTGCCTGCGTGCGATCTCCTACGGCTCTATGCTCCCATAGCCATCGAGCGATTGTGGACTTGATCTCTCGGCCCTGGTAGTCTGAGATCTCCTTAGCGGTCACTACTCGGCTGTCTGAATAGACTTTTAGCTGCTGTTTAATGGGCGCTAAATCCTCCCTAAATGCTAGGAAAAACACTCTAGCACGTCTCTGCGGTACGCCCATATACTGAGCGTCCAATTATAGCTCTTATCGCACGACATACATTATATCGGTGTAGTGGTTGTTGGCGTTGGTGGTGTTACGTCGTAGGTGCTTGGTCGCTCTGGAGAAGGGATTCTTGGCATTGAGGGTACTCTCTGCCCACTCGAGTATGGGTACTAGGTCGCCTCGAGCTGAGGTGAAGTATATGACCTGCTTGCCATTGAGATGTCCTAGCAGCTCTAATGTGTCCTCCAGTCTCCAGCCAGTTTGGTATTGGTTGGTGTTGGTCGCTAGGTATGGCGGGTCTGCGAGGTAGATGACCTTGGGGTCGTGGCCGAACTCTGTGATAAGGTGGCGGTAGTCGGTGTGTCTTACCTCTAGGCCTGCTAGATAATCTCTAGCGGGTGCTATCGGAGTGGTCGGAATGCTATTGTATAGCGACCTGCCAGAGAGCGCATCGATGGAGTCGCAGTAGTGCATCGTGTATAGGAGCCAGGTGGATATGGTTGTGTAGTCTATGAGTAGACCCTCCTGCTGGCAGGCGATTAGTACATTGCAGATGCGGTGTACGGTGGCTGGATCGATGCGCTTGGAGCGAGGTACGTGAGCCACTAGGGGGAGTAATCGCTGGCGTATAGTCTCGGTCTGAGGTATTAGCACGAGTCTATCGGAGTAGTGGTCGTGATCGTTGTATAGGACACGAGCCGAGGGGTGTATATCCTTGCAGACTCTGCTGAGTAGCCCTGAACCTCCAAAGAGGTCTACGAAGGTGGAGTCTGATGGGTATTGAGCTATCTGCCGAGCAAATTGCTGGATGAAGAATCGCTTCTGCCCTTGAAAAGGCAAGGGGGCTTGGGTGTAGGTTAGATGATAGTTTGCCACGAAGAAAGTGCGGTTAAGTTGCGTATTAGTTGTATCTTTGTGGCACTCTCACATCAATATATAATACGAGGTGCCAAGACACCGACACAAGAGCTATTGCTCTCCTTGTCGTGGTGTCTTGGCACCTTTGTTCGTAGGATGGATGTGAGAGTCTCCTACGTTAGGCGAGGGGAGCTTTTTTTTAGCTCGCTCGCCTTTAGCTGTGTTATTACTTTGGTGTGGAGGAGGCGGAGGAAGGGGTGGAGGCGACGACTGTTTTGACTTCGCCGGTGTTGGAGAAGGTTGCGTTGTAGGTGGCTTCTTCCTTGGCGGGGTGAGTCTCGTCGATGGAATCAATAATGAATTCGCCCTCCTCGTAGGTGGCTCCTTGTGGTGCGTTGTTGCGGTAGCCGTAGCGTAGCTTGACGGGCTTGCCTTCTTTGTAGAAAGCGAATAGCTCGGAGGCTATGATGCCGTTGTCGTCTTTGCCGATCTTCACAAAGCCATCTACGGTGATTGTGATCTCGAGGGAGTTGACGGACTTGGTCTTGTAGAGGGAGTTGGTGGTGTCTTTGTCGACGATCTCTTTGGAGTTGGACTTGCCGGCTATTTTGTGGGACTTGGCTCCGAGTGTGGGGATCCATTTGCCACCTTTCTCGATGAGGAGTGTGATGTCTGATCCGTTGAGGTAGGTAGTTGACATAATGAGTAGTTTGAGTAGTTAGTGAATGAGTCTTAAGAGTCGTGCTAGTCGATAGAGTGCGAGTAGTATGGCGATGGCTCCTGTGTAGGTGAGAGCTTGTTGCCACCAGTTGAGTCGGTGCACCTCTCGGACTACTTCGACGGGTACGGGTATCTCTGTGTGGATGGTGTCGTAGCTTGTGATGGTATCTCGTGAGTGGGTGAGTCGTGTGCGATAGTGTACCTCTCGTAGGCGGATGGTGTCAGGTCTGTTGTAGATGATGACGCTGTCCTGTATGATGAGTGTGTCGCGGGTGTGGTGTAGTGCTGTGGAGGCTGTTGTGGTGGTTGTCTTGATGGGCACAGCCCGGCGCGGTGCGCAGGCTGTGAGGAGGAGGGCAGTAAAAGGTAAAAGGTACAAGATTTGGCGCATGGCTCGGTTGGCTGTTAGCTCTTGGGTTAGCTCTTGGCTGTTGGCTCTTGGCTGTTAGCTGTTGGCGGTTGGCTGTTTGGGCGGTCGTCCTCTCTGTCTGAGAGCTCTTTGAGTAGCTGTGTGCGCTCTCGTATGAGTTCTTCGTAACTTGAGAGTAGCATCTCGAGTGTCTCCTTGTGGCTTGTGAGGTTGTCTTTGCGCTGCTTGGAGCGGTTGATGATGAGGTTGACGAGTGATGTGATGACGCCTCCAGAGATGAGTGCGGCGATGATTTCGGCTATGTTCATCATTTGGTGGCGTTGTAGGCTGATTCGATGCGTAGTAGCTCGGCTTTGATATAATTGACGGCTTGGAGGGTGGCGTCCATCTGCTTGCGCAGGTGGCGTGTCTGTAGCCAATAGCATAGGAGGTAGCCGAAGGCTGATCCTAACAAGAAGAAGAGGGCGTTGTAGAGGAGTTGCATGGGAGAGAGAGATTAGAGGTTAGATATTAGATGAGCTTGTAGGCGGCTTGCCAGGTCTCTTGTGGGACGCTCTTGCCGTGCTCTACGATGGTCATGGCGGCGGCTAGTGAGATGAGGGTCTCTTGTGTTGCGGTGATGGGCTCGTTGGGGCTGATGCCGAGTGTCTTGGCGACGGCGCGGATGTAGGCTTCTGTGTTGTTTTCTTCAGGGGGTGCCCATCGAGCGATGATCTTGCGTATGGTGTTGCAGCGGTGGGTGATGATGTACTTGCGTAGTTGCTTGAGCATGGCGCGACAGCCTAGCTCGAGGCTCGCGAAGTGACAGAAGGGAGAGCCTGGCGGGGTGATCTCGCCTTGCCACTTCTTTCGCCAGGGGCGTATGTTGCCGGGGTTGTTTCGTTTGATGGTCATGGCATTAGAAATTAGAGGTTAGAGATTAGAGGTTAGAGGGCGAAAGTCGGAGGTCTAAAGTCTCACTTCTAACCTCTAATCTCTAGCGAAGCTACATTGCTAACTATTAGCTACTAGGCTCATGACGCCGACCTCGTCGGAGCGCATCTTGGCGCCTCCAGCACGTAGGAGGAATGAGAGGACGCTGCCGTAGTAGGTGGCTGAGTCGGGGTTGTCAAAGAGCTTGACGTCGCCTAGCGCACGGCTTACGTACTTGTCGTGCCAGGCTAGTCCGAGTGCACCCTTGAGTGCGTAGCGTGGCTCCAGGAAGTCAAATCCGTAGAGACTGCCTACGACACCCTTGGATGCGTCGGCACAGGCTAGGAAGGCGCTGGACTGATTGTTGGTTAGGGACTCGAGTAGGTCGCTGTAGGCGTCTGCGCTGAGGAGTACGACGCGCCCGAGCTGGGGAAGCTTAGCCTTGTTGAAGGCTCTCTGTAGCTGGGCTATGTCGCTAGAGGTGACCTTGGTGGTGACCTTCTGCTGGCTGGCAGCCTTGGTAGGCATCCACTGTGAGAGGATGTACTCGGCGACAGTCTCGTGGAGGTTGGCACGATCCATGGCGAGGACGCTGTTGCGCTTGTCGTAGGATAGCTCTACGGTCTCAGCGTGGTTGATGAGGATGGGGTCGGTGGTGAACTCGTGTAGATTGTACGAGAGGTCTACGTCGGTGCGTCGCTTGATGGCAGCGGGCAGGGTGGCGCGATCCATCTCTACGTTGCTGGGAGCGCCTGCATTGGGGACGTGGACGACTTTGTTGTCCACGAAGTCTGAGTGGTCTACGGAGCGGGCCAGGAAGCTGTTGTCAGCGAAGAGCCCGTCGACGATGGAGTTGATCCATACTTCTGTGAGGAGTGACATGGTGGGAGTAGAAATTAGAGGTTAGAAACTAGAGGTTAGATATCTGCTGTTGCCGAAGCGCTTGCGAAACTTCTCGGCGAAGAGCTCGGGGTCGTCGGCGCGTAGCTGTGCGAGTAGTCCCTTGCGGTCTAGCGTGTCCCAGTCGTAGTCATAGCGTCCAGGCTGAGCCTTGCTGGTGAGCAGGCTGGCGAGTGACTGCGGTGCGGGGATGGCGTCTAGGATGTTGCTGCATAGCTCGGGGTCGGTGGCGTAGAGCTGGGCAAAGGACTCGCGCCGTGAGGCGTCTATCTTGCCTGCGTCGATGGCTGACTGGATGAGCGCCTCGCCTGCCTCGTGGTGCAGGTCGGTGAGCTCTTTTTGTAGCTTGTCGCGCTCGGCTGTGAGCTGGGTGATCGCCTCGTGGATGTCGCTGAGGGTGGCGCTGTCGCCTAGTCCTAGCAGGGCGAGCGTCTGAGGCGTGAGAGGATTGGGGGTTGGGGTTGGCATGGTGTAGTTAGATTTTAGTTGGACGATATGCTGTCTAGCCTCCTCGTCAGAGAGGGCTGTGCCTTGCTGGCTGTATAGCTTGACGGCACTGGGGTTGGACGGTAATGTGACGAGCGAGACCTCTAGGAGCTCCCAGTCTGTGACGGTGTCGCCCTCGGGGGAAAACTCCATGTCACGTATGTAGAGACCTGGTGAGACGCCACGGAGGGAGCCGTTGGTTGCTTTCTCTTTGACGGCCTGACTGTCGGGGTCCGAGTCGAATTCGAAAGCGCCGATCAGGCGAGTGCCCTCAATGCGCAGACCGGTGCAGTGACCTACGATCTGGTCTGTGTCGTGCTGGTGTAGGAGGAGGGGGTTCTTATCGTAGCGCGTGTGGTCTAGACCGCTGTTGAGCAGTCTCCAGCCACGATCGTTGAGGACCGCCTCGTCGTTGATGATTAGTTCTAGCATGGGGTGGGTGATGATTTCTGATGGCAAAGGTCGGGCAGTGTGTGTGCACTCGCAAGCTATTGTAAACAAGAGTAGTAAGTAGTTGGTATGTAGATAGTGTGAAGCTTAACTTTGCACTTAGAATTAACAATCCAACTAGTACTAACCAATGGACAAGAAGACAACGAAGTCAACACCGACGGCTCCTGAGGAGATTACCATCCAGGGGCAGCGCTATCCCGTGATCATCACGATGGGCGCATTCTTAGAGTACCACCGCATCACAGGTCGCGAGGCTACGGACATCACGAGCGACAATCTGAGCGACACGCTGGTGCTCCTGCACGCTATCCTCAAGAGTGGTCAGCGTCGTGGCGGTTACACCTATCCGTACGAGACGGTGGACGATCTAGCCTGCGACCTGACGCCCGATGAAATGGCAGCTATACGCCTAGCATGATCCTAGAGGCTCTCGCTTGTGCTGTCGTCGATGTGGGTCTGTCGCCAGAAGCCTTTGGCGAGCTCACAGTGAGCGAGTGGCAGGCTATCGTCGAACGGTACGAGGCGAGCTGGACGCGGGACTATCGCACCACGTGGGAGCAGACGCGCACGCTCGTGTACGCTGCGCTGGCACCGCATCTCAAGGAGGGCGTAACGCTCCGCGAGGTGATGCCCTTACCGTGGGACGAGGCTCCGCCCAAGCCCGCACTGCCGACCGCCGAAGAGCGAGCCGAGATGCTACGGAAGTACAGCTAAGCAATCCCTCACGGCTATCTATAGATTACCGGTCGGCTATCTATAGATTCCCCACACACGGAGCCCTCACAGCCCAGCAACCCATCTACGCCTCCCAGCAATGGAGGCGGTGAAGAGCAGACGGGCATGTAGCTTCGCTAGATACTAGACTTTAGAGGTTAGATGTTAGCGCAGGGGTTTTCTTAAGACTGTTCATTTTCCTCCTGCCCTAACCTCTCTAACCTCTAATTTCTCATTTCTAACCTCTAACCTCTAAAGACACATCCGTGCGACCTAAAGATCCCGACAAGTACGAGCTCGCCATGCGGCTCTACATCCAGGAGCGCATACCGCTCAAGGAGATTGCCAAGCGTCTGGGGACGACTCCTCAGACGCTTACACGCTGGAAGCAGCGGGGTGCCTGGGCGGAGAAGCGTCAAGCGACGATGCTCTCGCCACGTGCCCTCTATCAGAAGCTCTTAGGACAGCTAGACATACTCATCGACGAGGGAGACCCAGCGGGCAATGCTGACGCCATCTCTAAGATTTGCAAGCAGGTCAAGGAGCTGCAAAAGGGCATCACCGTCGATGACGTCATACTAGCCTTCAGCGACTTCAGCGACTGGCTCATGCAAAACGCTGGCACCCTCAAGCTTGACGAAGCCTTCTTCCAGCGTCTCACCTCCCTCCAAGACTCCTACCTCCACCACCTCATAGCCACTGACAATCCACTAGACAGTTAGAATTTAGAGGTTAGAAATTAGAGGTTAGACCATTCTTCGTTTCATCTCTTCCCCTCTAACTTCTAACCTCTAATTTCTAACTTCTAACCGATACCTCCGATGAAAAGAGTTAATAAGCAGCTCCTCGACCGCTGGCAAGATCGTGTCAGCCAGATCACCAGCCACGGCTTCGCCTTTAGCGAGAGCGAGGCTGACCGTGACGCTCGCATAGCACGTGCTAAGCGTGACTACGCCTTCTTTGTGGCGACCTACTTCCCCCACCTAGCGAGCAAGCCCACAGCACCTTTTCAGGTCGAGGCGGCACGCTGGATAGCTAGCGAGGAGCGGGCGAGAGCGCTCTTTGAGTGGGCGCGTGGACATGCTAAGTCCTCGCACCTGGGCTGTCTCATACCGCTCTGGCTACTGGCTAGAGGCGAGGGAGCCTTCCGCCACATGGTGGTCGTCTCCAAGAGCGAGGAGGCAGCCACGGCGCTCCTAGGTGATCTGCAGGCGGAGCTCTCGAGCAATGATGCCTACAAGCGAGACTTTGGTCTGCGCACAGACCCAGGAGCTGAGTGGCAGACGGGGCGCTTCTCTACGTCAGACGGCACCTCCTTTGTCGCGCTCGGGCGGGGGCAGTCGCCTCGTGGCTTGAAGAAGCGTGGACAGCGACCCGACTACATCCTCATAGACGATATCGACGACGACGCGCTATGCCGTAATGAGGCGCGTGTGCGCCAAGCTTACGAGTGGATGATGACGGCACTCTTTGGCACTATGGCGGCTGGGCGTGGACGCTTTATCATGGTCGGCAACCGCATTGGAAAGAAGAGCATACTAGCCACGTTTGCCCAGACCAAAGGCATACACCACAGCGTGGTCAACATACTAGACAAGGATGGAAAGCCCTCGTGGGCGGACAACTATTCGCTGGCTGAGATCCGCGAGCTGCGCCAGACGATGGGCGAGCGAAACTTTCAGAAGGAGTACATGAATAACCCGGTGACCGAGGGGAGCGTCTTCAAGCGTGACTGGATACGCTACGGCAAGCCCCTGCGTCTGCGGGAGTACCGCCACATAGTGGCTTACACCGACCCCTCCTTCAAAGCGACCTCGAAAAACGACTACAAGGCGACCGTCGTCGTCGGCAAGACGCACGAGGGCTACTACCACATACTCCGCTGCTACGCAGCTCAAACGAGCGTCTCAGAGATGGTCGCCTGGCACTACGACATAGACAACTACATCGACGGGCGTGTACCCATACGCTACTACATGGAGGCTAACTTCATCCAAGACCTTCTGCTCGATGAGTTTCAGAAGGAGGGCGCCGCACGGGGAGGACGGCAGATACCGATCACCCCAGACAAGCGCAAGAAGCCCGATAAGTTTAGCCGTATAGAGGCGATGCAGCCACTCTTCGAGCGTGGCTTCGTCACCTTCTGCGACCACTCCACCGGCATAGACACCCTCATTGATCAGCTCCTCTCTATCGAGCCAGGCAGTCGCATACACGACGATGCGCCCGACGCCCTCGAGGGAGCTATCTGGATGCTCAACCGTGGAGGCGGTGCGACCAACTACTACATACCCACCTCACCCACACGACACTACTAGAGATTAGCCATTAGCTAACAGCCCCCACACCATGAACGAAATCTACAGCATAGAGGTCAAGGCGGACATAGCCAAGGCGACCGTTGCCCTCAACCAGCTGGGCAACAAGATACAAGAGACCATAGACAAGGTGCAGCACCCCGTCGATCTCTCTGCCGATACCACGCAGGCAGAGCAGGCTGTCAGCGACCTGACGGACAAGATACAGGAGACGGTCGAGACCGCGCAGAAGCCTCTAGACATCTCTGCCGACACCTCGCAGGCAGAGCAGGCTGTCAGCGACCTGACGGACAAGCTCCAGGAGACTTCCGAGACTGTGCAGAAGCCTCGCGAGGTGCCTATCGATACAAGCAAGGCGCAAGAAGCTGTCGACAAGCTAGACGACAAGCTAGAAGAGGCAGGCGAGGAGGCACAGCAGACCGGCGAAAAGGGTACAGAAGCCTTTGACTCTCTAGGTAACTCCATACGCAACATCGAGCTGACCAGCATCATCCAGCAGGTGCAGATGGTGGGCGAGACGCTCGGCAAGCTAGCCTCGCCGGCTGTGAATTTTGAGCAGTCTATGGCCGACCTCTCTGCCATTACTGGCTCCGTAGGCGATGAGCTGGAGGATCTCAAGCAGACCGCGCGAGAGGTAGGCAAGGCTAGCGGACTAGGCGCAAGCGAGTCGGCCAATGCCTTTGCGATCCTCGCAGGTCAGATCGATGTCCCCATTGAGTCGCTCAAGGTGCTACAGCGTGAGACCATTACGCTAGCGCAGGCGGGCGCCCTGCCTCTAGAGGATGCTGCCAACGCTGTGGCTGGTACGATCAATCAGTTTGGCATGGAGGCGTCTGAGGCGTCTCGTGTGGTCAACGTCCTCGCAGCTGGCTCGCGGGCTGGTGGTGCTGAGGTGGTCGACCTCTCCGAGAGCTTTAAGGTAGCGGGTGCAGCTGCTAATGCGGCGGGCGTGTCGATTGAAGAGACGGCAGGTGCGCTGGAGGTTCTCGCCCAAAACAACACCAAGGGAGCCGAGGCAGGTACCGCTATGCGCAATATGCTCGTAGCGATGCAGACGAGGCTAGGTATCGACATATCGCAGACAGGCTTCGTGGGTGGCCTGAAGATCATCCAGGAGGAGCTAGACAAGATGCAGAGCCCCGTAGAGCGCACCACCTACCTCGCTAAGGCTTTCGGCAGGGAGAACATGGTGGCTGCGCAGTTTTTGCTGTCCAACGCTGACGCTGTCGAGGAGATGACGGCTGCGGTCACCGATACCAACTCGGCCATGGAGCAGGCGGAGATCCGCAACGATACCTGGGCGCACAAGATGGAGGTGGCGCGTGCCAAGATTGACGACGTACTCATCTCGATGACCAGTCTCTCGGGGTCGCTCCTGCCGATGGCGGGCATCATAGGCGAGCAGGTGAGCAAGTTCTCGGGGCTGATCCCGCTTGTCTCCTCTGCTAGCAAGATGCTCCAAGGCTTCTCGATTAAGACCGCCATCGCCACAGTCGCTCAGAAAGGGCTCAACGCTGCGCTCACGGCCAATCCCATCGGAGCGGTCGTGGCTGCTATATCGGCGCTTGTGGCAGGCGTGGTCTATGCGTACAATCACTTCGAGGGCTTTCGGAAGTCTGTGCAAGAGACGTGGGGCAAGCTACAAGCACTGTGGAGTATGCTTTACGAGCGTCTCAAGCCCGCTTTTGATCTCATAGGCAAGCTGGTCGGAGGAGCTATCAAGATCGCCTTTGGGTGGTTTGCCAAGCAGCTAGAGATCGTTTGCACGGTCATCGGAGCCGTGGCAGATGGCATTATGGACTTGATCAAGTGGTTTGACAAACTCTTAGAGCCTATCGGCAGGGCTTGTCGTAAGCTGGCCGAGTATATCGGTCTGCGTGACAAGGCTGCTGAGCCACCAGCACAGATCGATGAGACGAATCAGAAGCGCTTCCAACTTGGCAACATCAATAAAGAGATCGAGTGGCGCAAGCGTAGGCTAGAGGCAATCAGAACAGATATAAAGACCATTGATGAGCAGCGAAGGCTAAATGGAGAGATACTCCAGCTCACTATAGAGCGCAATAAGCTCGAAAGTGAGCTGAACCCAAAGGCTCCTGCTGCCACGACTCCGACGCCCCCCACCATCCCGACTCTGCCCACAGATACGGGTGGCGCAGGTTCTGCCGAGCAGAAGAAGATCTACAACCTCACCACCATAGAGGGCATCCAAAACAACATATCCCGACTGCAGGAGCGCATGCAGCGGGCTTCCTTCGATGATGCTGTTGCCCTACAGCAGGAGATAGACACCCTGCAGAAGAAGCTAGCCACGCTCCAGTCCTCGATCAAAAAGGCAGCCGAGCCACTGACCAAGATCAAGGCTACGGGCATCACCACCATACAGCAGTACCAAGCATCTAGCCTCAAAGAGGCAGAGGAGTCCGGCAAGGAGACTCGTGGCGGGCGCATCATAGCCTCTCCGCTAGGCACCAAGGGATGGGCTAAGGAACTGGATAACTTCCAAAAGCGGGTCAACAAGATCAACCTCGACCACATCAAGGAAGAGGGGGAGAAGTGGAAGAACTTCGTCGGGGGCATCCAGTCTGGACTAGGTGGTATCGCCTCGACGATGTCCTCCATAGGCAACATCGTAGGGGGCGGTGCGGGAGCGTGGCTACAGTGGGGCGCTAGCGTCGTATCAGCGATTGCTCAGGCTCTACCCAAGTTACTAGTTCTCTTCAATGCCAACGTAGCGACCGCTGCGTCAGGCGCAGCTGCCTCGCAATCGTCTGTGCCCATCGTCGGCCCGATCATGGCGGTCGCCAGCATAGCCTCCATCTTAGCGGCTATCGCCAGCACGCCCAAGGCGACAGCCTTTGCCCAGGGCGGTGTCATCTCAGGTCCCACCTACGCCCTCGTAGGCGAGTATGCTGGTGCCAGCAACAACCCCGAGGTGATTGCTCCGCTAGACCGCCTGCCCGCGCTACTAGGCACTGACAAGCAGATACAAGGCTCCTCTGAGGTCTCCTTCAAGATCCGCGGACGGGAGCTCATCGGCATACTCAACAAAGAACTCAAAACAACTAAGCTCAGCTAACTCCTATGATCTGGAATAAAGCCCTCCGCACCCAGCTCTTTGCCGATCTCGCCGCCATAGACGAGATACGATATCTCTCCATGGACTTCGGCCAGGTAGATGACAGCTACCTCTCTGAGGAGACACCACACCCGCCTATCATCACCCCCGCTATACTCCTCTCAGACATACGTGAGGAGCGCACCTCTAGCGACAAAGACTTAGACAGATACCAGCTCACCTTCACCGTGCGTCTCCTCATCGATGACGCACGCTTTGCCACAGCCACTGCACCACAAGTGCATCTCGTAGCTTACGACAATGCGCTAGCACTATCCGAGCGCATCATCACGCTACTCCTAAGCCTCAACCCTCGCATGACCCTAGAGTCACGCTCTGAGGCGCAGCTGCGTGACTCGCTCCGACAGTACAACCTCTCCTTCTCCCTAACCTCTAATTTCTAACCTCTATGAACTCCTCCCTCATAAAGCGCATCACAGAAAAGCAGGCATCGCAGACCGCTCGCGATATGCAGCACTGGCGCCGTGCTAAGCAGGTTGCCACACGCATCGACCTACCCAAGCGTGACCTACTCGATGACCTTGTCAACGATCTACTCTACGACACCCACCTCTCCAGTCAGATGGAGCTCAGACGTGACCGATCTCTCGCCAAGCCCTACACAATACTCAAGGCTGACGGCTCTACAGACGAGGAGACGACAGCTCTCCTGAGCCAGTCGGGCGCCTTTAGCATGCTCATGCAGATCGCTCTAGAGACACCATTCTATGGCCATTCACTGGTGGAGATCTTACCAGCCTCTGAGGGGCTTTTTGCCGCCAACTTACTACCTCGTCGGCACGTTGTACCCAAGCTGGGGTGGATACTCTTTGACCTCTCTGACAGCAAGGGCTATGACTACCGTAGCGACCCAGGCTACGGCAAGACGCTCATAGAGATGGGCGACCCCAACGACCTGGGCATACTCTTCGATTGCGCGCCTGCGACCATCTACAAGCGGTACGCTATGGCGTCATGGAGCGAATTTTGTGAGATTTACGGCATACCGCCTCGTGTACTCAAGATCAATACAGACGACAGCGAGGCTATGCAGCGGGCTGCCGACATGATGCAGCGCATGGGTAGTGCCAACTGGGCTATCGTGGACAAAGACGAGGACTTATCCTTTGCAGCAGGCGTCTCTGACAATGGCAACATCTTCAAGCAGCTCATCTACGCTGCCAAGGAGGATGTGTCGCTCAAGATATGCGGAGCCACGCTCGGACAGGATACCCAATACGGCAACCGCTCCAAGGAAGAGAGCAGCTTAGAGCTACTAGAGGCTAAGTGTAGTTCGGATAGACGTATGCTGGAGCGCATTATGACTAGCACCGTCTTACCCGCTCTCGCTCGCCAAGGCTTCATACCCGAGGGCTTGCGCTTTGCTTATCCACAAGAGGAGGACAAGGAGGCGCTCTGGACACGCACCGTCTCCCTCCTCCCATACTACAACGTGGACGAGGAGTGGATACGCAACACCTTCGGCGTGGAAATCACCGACACCAAGAGCCAGCTACCCTTTGGCGGACAGTTAGCTATGCGCCCGCAAGCTCCTAACCGCCAAGAGCTAACAGCCAATACGGAAGACCCTTTTTTCGGGTAAGGGAGAGTAGGTACCGCAGGCTCGATGCGCTGCTCTCCCAGCTTTACCAAGGCTCCTGCCACTGTCTACACGCTGACTCCTCCGAGCATCCCGAGATCCCCGAGTCAGCCATCAAGAGAGGTTACAAGGTCGTACTGCGTGCTGGCGAGATGACCCCCGAGATGCTCCGCGAGCGACCCATCAGACGGCTCATCAGTGAGACCGCTGGGGTCTACCTCCAGGCACTCGACGACAGCTCCATACAGTACGAGATACCTGCCGAGATGAGACAGAGCCTAGAGCAGGACATCTTCGTCTTCTCGGGCTTCAAGACCTATCACCAGCTCAAAGAGGCTTCTGAGCTACTACGAGACAGCCAGGGACGTGTCAAGAGCTTCAATCAGTTCTACCAAGATGTCTCGGCCATACGACAGAAGTACAACCGCAACTGGCTCCACGCTGAGTACAACTTTGCCGTCAGCTCCGCGCAGATGGCGAGCCACTGGGCTGAGTACCAGCAAGACGAGGAGATGGCCAACCTGCAGTACCGCACCGCTCTAGACGATAAGGTGCGCCCCGAGCATGCTGCCCTCGAGGGGGTGACGCTACCGATGAGCGACCCCTTCTGGGACACCGCTTTTCCGCCAAACGGGTGGAACTGTCGCTGTCACGTTATACCGGTTCTTAAAGAGGACTTCCCCCTGTCCAATAGTCAGCGGGCGCAGGACGCCTTCGATGATATGACGCAGGGCAAAGCCAGCATCTTCCGGTACAACCCCGGCAAAGAGGGCGTCATCTTCCCCCCGCACCACCCCTACTACGGTAAGCGAGGCTACAAGCACTGCCTCAATCCCCACCTCGCCACCTCCCTAGGCGACAACCTCGAGTGCGAGATCAGACATGAAACAGAGCCTGAGCTATTAGCGGCTCAAAATCGAGCTGCAGAGAATGTAACAAAGAGGAAGAAAGAGATTGATCCTTATGATGGAGTAACTTTGGCTAGTGGAGACTCCACTGCTTCTGGCACTGTACTATTGCTCAGGGGGTCTTTAGATAGCATCAACCATCATGGAAAGGAACTAATTGATGTTCAAAACTGGCTTGCGAACATGTCTCCCGACAAGCAACTTGATATGAAGTATGTGGGGTGGAGTCCTGTGCGTTATAAAGAGAATAAGGATGGAATGCTTGTTCGTAAGCATCTAGAAGCAGAACTCTTTACCTACTATGAGATGAAGCTAAATGGTAAGCCTTACTATGTAAATGCAAAAGCACATAGAGGATATGGCTATAAAGAGGTCATCTACACGATAGAGCCTAAAAAGCCAAAAGACCTACGGACTGGGCTACCAGATATCTATAAAAAGTAAAGGAGAAGTATCTGAACGCTCCGCTCTGGCTCTACGGCTGTGAGTAAGACTTACTTCAGAAACTTCTCCTTCTTGGTGCAAAGGTAGTAACAATATCTGAGACAACCAAATAACTAAGCACCTACAATTACTGCAAGGTATGTGTACCATACGAGAATGCCCACCGCACACCATTCCACACCTTACTCTTGAAGGCCGCCTCCGTCTCACCCGACATAATCACCGCCAGCTTACGCGCCAGCTCATGCTCTATAGAGCGACTATCTAGTTGCATAGTGATGTCGTGTATAGAGTGAGTAGTATATCGATATCCGTCAGTATCCTGCTCTGCAGAGAGTCCTGGATCTGATCCATACCTAGTACGAAGTCTCTCGTAGCGATACACTCATCGCAGATAGTCTGCCTGTGGGCACTCTTAGCTCGCACAGTCTTTAGCTCTAACACCTTATGCCAATGTCTGTCACAGCACCTTCTGAGGCTCTCCAATGCCAGCTCTGCTACCTCCCACTGCCACTCATCGATGTAGGGATAAGATAGCCGTATGATGGCTCTATGTAGAGCGCGCTCCTGCTCGTAGGTGGCACCTCCCAGAGACACATCTCTATATAGATAGGTCTCTCGGATAGAGTCAAACAGCTGGTTGTAGTAAGTATCCCCATGCTCTTCTCTTATAGATATGAGCTTGTTAAAGTCCTCAAGAGACTCTGTATAAAGCTCGGATATAGTCGATGGCTGCCTAGCATAGATCATATTAGCCACGGCTCTTATGACTACCTGAGCATGAGCATTGACAGGATTGTACGGAGGTGGAGTAGTAGTTATATCCATATTAATGAGTGGTTAAAAGCCCTTTAGGGCATAGCGACTACGCAAAGGTAGCAACTTTCATTCTCTTGCACAATTCAAATGCTTTCTCTATCTTTGCAGTGTCAAACATCCTTGAGAGCGGGATAAAGCTCTCACCACTACATAGGTTGAGGGCTATTTTTATACCCGCTCAGTGTATATCAAAGAGTCCAATCACTGGATACTCGCACCCCTGTGTGTTAGCTGTAATGGCGCACAAACAACTCTCGAGGATGTTTGACAGCAGGACAGGCGAGTATCCACTTTTTTATACCCAAACAGTTATGTCATATAACCTCGACAACCGTCCAGCTCAGACACAAAACGAGCCCACCCGACGCCCACAGCTCACCGAGCTACTGCAGACCACACAGCTCTGTGGCGTCTCCCTCTCCGTCTACGGCACCCCTGCCGAGCCACTCTTCCTCGCTAAGGAGGTCGCGGAGATCTTAGATCACTCGCAAGCATCTAAAATGGTGCAGATGGTGGACGAAGATGAAAAGGGTAGGAAGATTGTTCCCACCCCTGGAGGAAATCAAGAGATGTGGTTACTGACCGAGCAAGGGCTTTACGAAGTGCTGATGCAGTCGCGCAAGCCCGTAGCACGTCAGTTCAAGGCAGGCGTCAAGGCTCTCCTCAAGGCACTACGCACTGGCGAGCAGCCCGCAGCTAACAGCCAACAGCCAAACGCCAACAGCCAGCCCTCCGGTACCTACCTACGCCGCACCGCACGACTCATGCAGAGCGTCAGCAATCAGATGCACGAGCTGCGCCGTCGCTTTGCCGAGCTCGACGAGGCAAGCCAAATGCTAGCGACCAGCCGTCAAGAGCCCACGCCCATCGCCGGCCTCGACCCCATCATCATGCGGGGGCGTGTCTGGTACCCGCTCCGTGGTCTCCTCAAGAGCGTGACAGGCTCTAAGGACCCCAAGATAGAGCATTACACCGAGCGTTACCCCGACCGCACGATGGTCTACTATCAGATGAGCTACTGCGACGAGCCCCTCGCCCGCTACATCGTAGCCCGCACGGAGCTACGCCAGCGTCAGGAGGCACTCACAGCACCCCTATTTGATAACTTCTAATCCACCCACGACTATGACCACCCTCACACAACAAGAGGGGATGACTATCCGCATCCCTAGCTACAATACCGTCTACGACTGGGCGGCTCTGATGAAGACTATGACACGTATGCACGCCTTGGCAAGTGCCAGCGAAGAGCTACGCCTAGAGCCCAGCGACCATTACGAGTATATGCTCTTTATGGATGAGCTGATAGACCTCAGGGTCGATGAGGAGGTTGATTAGCCATTGGGATGTCTCTATAGATTGCCTACATCATAACTCTTCACTTCTTACTGCTAACTGACTATAACTCTGAGTTGTAGTCAGTTTTCTTTTGTCTGAGCTCTTCGTTACTTTGGCTTGCCAAAGTAACATGACAATGACCGAGCTTTTACAGACCCAAGCGACCACCTCGCCTCTCACCTCCCAAATCGACCATTTTGCGCCCATTTTCCCTGACAGCTCCATTCGGGGCACACCCCCAAAGGCTAGACCCCGTTAAATTCGCACGCAATGTTGGTAAATTTTTTAGATAATCCCAGCGAGCATAAATCGCTCATCGCAACAAATAAAGTCGCTTAAATCGTCTGCAAATAGCCTCTTTTATATCCTCAACCCGCCAAACTACCCAAAATCCCCCCAATTACTCATTACTAATCACTCATTACTAACTGCTCTAAACGCTCATAATCAATAACTTTACCGATTTCTGACCCTCATTTACCACCCTCTAATCTCTAACTTCTAACCTCTAATCTCTAAATGTACCGACGCTACCACGGCATCATACCGAGCTGCGACCCGCAGCACAGCTACACCATCACACTAGAGCGTGACGACGCATCCACGAGTCATCCGATGCGTGAGCTCACCTTCTACGGCGAGGGCTTCACCATAGAGCGTGAGCCACAAGAGACGATCATGACACCGATACTGCCCACAAGACTAGTCCTCTACTTGCAGAGCGAGGCAAACTTCCAGTTCGAGCATATAGCACGAGACACGCACGAGTGGACAGCCCGCCTCCAGCTAGACGACAAGACGATCTTCCTCGGGCGCATCGAGACGGGACTATATGAGGAGGACTTTGCCGAGCCACCCTACGAAGTGCGTCTCACAGCCACCTGCGGTCTGCAGTCTCTCTACGACCGTGACCTCATAGCCGAGGAGATCCCAGTCAATCAAGCGGGCGTCATCTCCGTACGAGACTTCATCAATCACCTGCTCAAGGGGGCTTACCCACGGGGCTATCAGCGCAACTCGCTCTTCCGTCAGTCGGTCGCCAATGAGCCTATCTACATCGACCCGCTAGCCTATGATAGTAGCGACAAGCCCCTCAAGCAGGGCGAGGTGCTGGAGACGCTCCTGCACGACCTCTGTCTCAATGTGCGCTCTTCGGGCGGGCTCTTTGTCGTTGCCCCAGCGCTCTACTTCCCAACCAACGGCACGCCCTACAAGCTAGGCAGTCAGGAGACGCCCATCTACGCTACCCCTCAGCTGCAGAGCGACCGAGGTATCGGCCAGCTACACCTCACACTGCCCAGCGAAGAGACCCCCACACTAGCACCCTATAGGACTCCCAAAGACCCTGTCGACATAGGCTCTATCGAACATCTCTATGGGGCTAAGGGCAAAGTCAACCCACCCAAGATCCACCAGCTGGCAGTCACCCAAGCGACTACAGCCAGCACCCCATCTGCCGATGAGCAGCAACGTAGCGTCACCCTCAAGCTATCGAATACGAGTCAAAACACCACCCAGCAAGGCGTACTCCTAGGCACATTCATTGAGGCGCCCTTCTGGAAGACCCCCATCGATGTGACCGTGCCGATGCGGTTTACTATGGCAGAGGGCAAGGCGTCACCCAGGACAGGCGACATACAGCTCTGCATCGACGCTTATCTCTGCTACAACGACACCGCCACAGGACAGTGCGAGGTCTGCTATCAGGCCTCCATCGGAAATGTCTATACCTGTTTTTACAAAAACCTTTTTACAGACATATCTGTCGACGAGTTAGAGCAAGTCAATAGGTACTACCAGCTTGGCAGCTTGGGGCTCGTTCAGCTCTTTGGAATGAGACCTAAAGAGCAGAGCACTGCTGGATGGACACGTAGTGGGTTCTTGCTTAATGTACCAGACGACAAACTTGCCGACGAACTAGAAGCAAACCGCAACTACAGCAAAGTACCTGCCACAGACCTCTTCGTGCCTGGCGAGTTTGCCGACTTTCACTTCACATTCCTGCCTCCCCTGCGTCACCTTATGGAGTACATCAACGATAAGTGTGCACAGAGTGGCAAAAGGCGTATCCCAACCCCCAACTACCTCCTCCTGCGCATCTCGAGCGACTTCTGGCGTGTCCAAGACAAGGACGACTTCACACGCTTCTACCCCGACCGCATAGACCTCGGTAAAGTATCGGTAAAGTATCAGTCAAAAGAGGATAAAGAGCACCCCTATACCGAGTGGCTCACAGCAGACAGAGCCACCACATATCTCCGCCGACTAGAGGAGCAGCTCACCTACGCCACCAGCGAGGCTAACCTAGTCCAGCCCATCGGCCTGCGCTACAAGTTCCTCAACCAGCAGGGCGACTGGATACCCACCATACAGGGCGGGCGCACCCTCATCGAGTACTTTGCCGAGCAATACATGCGAGCCTACGCACGCCCCCACGACACCCTCACAGCCACCGTGAGGAGCCAAGCACGCCCCCACGGCATAGACCTACAGCAATACAGCGTCAAGGGACGACCTGGCAGGACTTACTACGCCATGGGCTCCCTCTACCACCCCGGCGAAGGCTCCTCCGAAGAACTCACCCTCATCGAGGTACCCACCAGCCAAACCGAAGAAACACGCTTCACTAGTTAGCCCCTTCGCAATCTATAGATAGCCACCCCCCCCTAACTTCTAATCTCTAACCTCTAAAGTCTAACCTCCCATGATCCACCTCCGACCCCAGCGCGTCTACAAGCCTTCTGCGCTATCCTACTTAGGCAATACAAGCGACATCGCAGACAGCATCATCGACCGATACTTAAACAAAGACCTCTACCGCCCGCGAATAGAGACCCCTCGAGGCACATCCATCACCGCAGACAATAGCCAGATCACCTGCTACGCTCATATCTTTGACAAGGATGACGGCACCGAGCTCACCGACCTACTCAAAGGGCGAGGCTACCGCCCCACCTGGCTACTTGACGGCAAGCCCATCGATAGCACCCGCATCAGCGAGGAGGGCTACAAGCTCACACTCGAGACAAACCACCTACCCGCTATCTATCAGGCCGTCACACTACAGGTGCGTGACACCGACATACTGCTAGCCCTCACGACCGATGAAATCCAAAAGCGCATCTACAGCCAACTCATAGAGCTGGGCTCCATACCAACGCACCTCATCAAGACCAGCGAGAAGCTCCTCAACGTCTCACGGCTCGACCAGCTACGCTTCGATGACCTCAAGCTCCTCCAGCAAGAACTCTCCAAAGGGATCTCAGCCAACACCACCGCACTCTCAGAGCTCCACAAGCACCCCCTCACCATAAGCGAGGAAGGCTACTGGCGCATCTGGGACATCACGCGGCACCAATACGTCACCACCGAGTATCAGTCTCGTGGCGAAAAAGGTGAGCCAGGCGACAAGGGTGACAAGGGAGACAAGCCTAAGCTCACGCTAGACAGCCAGCTTCGACTCCTCGCTGACGGTGAATTACTCAGTCAGCAGTCTCTCAAGGGAGACAAGGGAGACCGTGGCGAGACAGGCGCACGTGGTGCTACTGGAGCGACTGGTGCTAAAGGCGACAAGGGAGACAAGCCTAAGCTCACGCTAGACAGCCAACTTCGACTCCTCGCTGACGGTGAATTACTCAGTCAGCAGTCTCTCAAGGGAGACAAGGGAGACCGTGGCGAGACAGGCGCACGTGGTGCTACTGGAGCGACTGGTGCTAAAGGCGACAAGGGAGACAAGCCTAAGCTCACGCTAGACAGCCAGCTTCGACTCCTCGCTGACGGTGAATTACTCAGTCAGCAGTCTCTCAAGGGAGACAAGGGAGACCGTGGCGAGACAGGCGCACGTGGTGCTACTGGAGCGACTGGTGCTAAAGGCGACAAGGGAGACAAGCCTAAGCTCACGCTAGACAGCCAACTTCGACTCCTCGCTGACGGTGAATTACTCAGTCAGCAGTCTCTCAAGGGAGACAAGGGAGACCGTGGCGAGACAGGCGCACGTGGTGCTACTGGAGCGACTGGTGCTAAAGGCGACAAGGGAGACAAGCCTAAGCTCACGCTAGACAGCCAACTTCGACTCCTCGCTGATGGTGAATTACTCAGTCAGCAGTCTCTCAAGGGACGAGACGGCAAGGACGGAGCTAAGGGAGCAGACGGCAAGGACGGAGCTAAGGGAGCAGACGGCAAGGACGGACATACGCCCGTAATCAAGTGGAGCGGTACCAAGCTTGTCATTGACGACAAGGCACCCGTAGACCTCCAAGGACAGCGAGGCGAGGCGGGACACAGCCCCAGCCCCGATGAAGTTCTCCGCACCGACAGCTTTCGCAAGCAACTCACGAGCGAGGTCACCACGCAGGTCGCCCCCGTCTCCAATGACATCGAAGATGTCAAGACGACAGTATACAATAACAATCGCTACGCCGTCGACCTCATCAATAATACGCAGAACCAGCTATGCACCCTGCAGGTGCTAGGTATGTCTGACAGTGGCGTCATAGAGGTCAAGCGGCATGCCAGCTGTCCCGTCTACGGATATCAACCGCCACGTGTGTACACCCCTGATTCCACCCCCAAGCCTACATACGAGATAGCGCAGATACCCCTCACGCTACGCTCCACACACAATGCTCTCAAGAGACAAGTAGACAGCCTCTCAGCACGTCTCGCCAAGCTCGAGATCACGCCTGTCACCAACTGCGATCTGCGCAAGCGAGGCTCTACGCTGTACCCTCAGTACAGTGACTGGCTCCTGACCAGCGACACTAGCGACCTGTATATATCCTTCTCAGGGCTCCGAGCTGAGATCGGTCGATCCATCTACATACAGACTCGTCGTAAAGCCTACTTCTTCGCCAACGGACACTCATTCTACGGCCTGCCTGGTAGCTCGACAAGCGTCAATCAGTGGCTCTCTAACAACACCACCTACCGCTTCGTACGTTGCTCTTCTGACTCGTGGTTCGTCACATCCAGCCCATCGCCCTATCCGTGGACTTAAACAGTGAGAAGTTAGGAGTTAAGCTTACGCCCGAAGGCAACTCCTAACTCCTAACTCCGAACTATCTATTATCTTTGCACTATGCTGATTACACCTACCGAGATGACCTCCGTGGTCGACGCCTACAAGCTCGACCAGATGACGGACAATACGCCCGCCATCACCGCCACCTGCCTGCGTGCTGCCGAGGCGCGCGTCATGAGCTTCCTAGCCAGTCGATACGACATAGAGGCTATAAGCCACATGCCAGCCGACAGCCCGCTACTAGCCGACCTCAAGGAGATGACCAAGGACATTGCCCTCTATCTCATCATGCGCCGGCACAACGTAGACATAGCCTATAGCCGTGTCGTAGAGAGCTACAAGCTCCACACCGAGTACCTCTCACAGGTAGCCCGTGGCGAGATCAGACTGCCGGGACTGCCCCTCAAGACCAACGATCAGGGAGACATCACCACGCACCTCCTCATGGGCAGCCGTCCTAAGCGAGACTTCAATTTCTAATCAATTCGCTCTTAGCCAACAATTCCATGCACGAAAACCGACTACGCAAGATCCAGCTGGTACAGGCTCTAGCCAAGCAATACTACGAGCCCGAGCGACTAGACCGCTGTCTAGCCGAGGTGTGGCGCAAATGGGTCTACCCACAGTACCCCATCTGCTACGAGACCTTCCGCCGATATATGGCGGTTGACCTCAAGGCAGCCAAGGAGGACGTCACAAGAGCTCAGTCCAAGCCACACCAGTACGACCAGACGCTACTCTTCTAATCTCTAGCTTCTAAAGTCTAACCTCTATGAACATCGACCAGCGAGCCATCGAGGAGCGACTAGCCAGACGTCTCTCCATCATCATGCGTCAGGAGACTGACGATGCCTTCCGCGCCAAGGCGTGGGGCGGTGTACCCTGGGCACCCACACGATGGGTCAATATGCGGGGCAGTCTCATGCTACGCACGGGAGCGCTACGCAGGTCGCTCACATTTCGCACCGAGGGCAACCGCGTCATCGTCTCCAGCTCCATGACTTATGCTCAGATACACAACGAGGGCGGGGTCGTTACCGTACCCGTCACAGAGCGGATGCGACGCTACTTCTTTGCCATGCACCACAAGACGGGCGTGCCACGCTACCTCGCCATGGCACTCTCCCGCAAGAAGCAGTACCGCATCGTTATACCTCGCCGCCAATTCGTCGGCATCACCCCAGAGACCCGCCGGAGATTAGAGGCTAGAAGTTAGGCTACCCAAAAGCTCCCACACTATGCAGAGAGCGGTCACCCACACTTGGTAGATGACCGCTCTCATTGTATAGTGGCGTTAGCCTACTTAATCATCGCTCAGTATCCCTCCTGCCAAGAGGAAGAACGCCCCCGCTAGGAGGAACGTATTAAGCCCCAAGAGGAGCAGGAGCCAGTCTGGCACCACCGCCGACGTGCTATCACACAGATAGCTGGCAGCTAGGACACTCTCGGCCAGCAGCACCAGTGCCAGCGCGATGAGGATATAAAACGATCTCATTGCTTTACGCTTGTTGTAACACATAGTATATACTGTCTAAAGTCAAACATTCTAAGTTCTTAAGGGCTAGACCCTAGAGGTCTCAATGCGACACCATATTCGTGACCTCACGCAAATGGTCATCTCATCTCTAACCTCTAAAGTCTAACCTCTCATCTCTAATCTCTACACCCCGCTCATCGCTAGCGGTACTGCGTGCCACTCGCCCGTATCTTCAGCCTTAACATCGAGGCGTATGTAGCTCTTGGACACCTGCGGATTGTACGACTGCTCGATGATGCGCACGCCCTCGAGGAAGGTCTCGCTACCGCTCTCCTCAGCCAGGCGGCGCAGCTGTAGCACACGGCTAGCCTGTATCTGACCGGCACGATTGCGAGAGAGCAGCTTCAGCACGGCGCTCACCAGTGCCGACGAGGTGTCATCCTTTGCCAAGCTCTCCAGGTAGCTACGCACCATCCGGATACCCTCCTCGACAGTGTCACGGTAGCTATCTATCGTGTAGTTGCCCAGCGTCACGCGGATCGTCGAGTCGGAGTTCGTAAAGGTGTGGCTGTACTGCCCACCTTCCTTCGCCAAGCCCATCTGCTCCGTCTTCATATCGATGACCGCCTGGAAGTTATCAAAGACCGTCCGCTTGACCATCTCCATATCCTCCGACAGCTGACTCAGAGCCGTGTAGGCAGAGGCAACCTCCGCATCCACCAGCTCCACATACTGCTCCCTGAAGGCTTGACGCTGACGCGCCTCCTCCTGCTTTGCTTGGTAAGCCCGAAAAGCCTGTAGCTCCTCAGCGCTAATCTGTTCTGTTGTTTCCATTTTCATTATTCGCTAATTGGTTGATAATTGATTGCTAAATGATCGGTCATTGACCGCTAAAGTCTAGCTTTTAGCCGTTAGCTCTAGAGGCACTAGAGGCACTAGAGGCACTAGCCAACAGCTAACCGCCAACACCCTCTAAAGCTTCGCACTCCTTCAGCCATCGAGACACCTCACGGAGGTTGTCCGAGGCAAGGCGGGCATTACGTGCTGCATGCGACACCAGGAGCGAGTCCCAGCTAGAGAGCGCCGAATTGCTCGACAGCTCGCCCAGCTTGTAGCGCAGCGCACTCGCCTCGCGCTCCAGCGACTGCACCTTGCGGTACAGCCCCCTCAGCGCCTGCGCATCACTCACTTGTTCACTCATTGCTTTTGTTGTTTAGTAGTCCATCGTATGTATCCATTAGTGCCTTCTCAGCGTCGTACGCTTTCTGTAGCCCTAATAGAGCATCTGTTATACACGGCACTGCATCTTGCACTGCAGCACCTGCATAGGATAGTCGTATATGGGCTTCTTGGTCTAATACGTCCTCCTCGTCTCGGTAGAAGTTTATGATGCGCGCCCTCAGTCTCTCGGCTTCCTCTCGGAGTTTGCTCACCTTACGTTCTATTTCCTTCAGTGTGTTTAGTCCGTCTCGTGTCATAGCTCTAACCTCTACTTCTTGAATCCCTTCAGCATCTGCTGTATAGCCTTGTCAGCGCGGTAGTCCTTCTTCTTGCGCTTCTGCTGGAGCTCCTCCGTGATCTCAGCCACGCTCTCCAGGTCGCGCACTTTATGGTTGAACGCAAAGATCAGCGACCTCATACGCTCAGGCGGGATCTTGTTAAAGCTATCGTAACCAGAGGCACGCACAGCTGTAGCCTTGATCGTCTCAATGTTCTCCTCGTAGCCTGCCGTGCGCAGGTAGCGACCGATGCACGCTATCAAGCGCTTGCGCAGACGGTCTTGGTGCGCATTTAGGTTAGACGAGATCGTAGCGATCACATCGATCAGCTGATGCTGCGTCAAGTCGCGACTGCTCTCCACGCCGTAGCTAGAGAGGATAGCGTGTCGCTCAGACTCGCTCAGACCAGCAGACGCTGCCACCGCATGGTACTTGCGGATCAAGTCCCGCTGTACCTTGTCCATGATTGGGTTCTCTTTCATATTCATTATCTAGTTAATAGTGATTCATTATTATAGCCTTTGGCTGTTGGTTGGTGTTACCGAGTCCTGTAGGGACGCACGATCTGTGCGTCCGTTGTAGAACAAATGTTACAGCCCATTAGGATTGTTGGGAAATAGTCCTAGGACTAATTTCTAACCTCTAACCTCTAATCTCTAACTTCTAACTCCTCATCAGCGTCGCCCACACCGCCCTACGCACCATGCGCAGGTCGTAGTCGCTCTCCTTAGCGATCTGGCGGATTGTTGAGACATTCTCTATACCATTGCGTGAGCACACCAGAGCCACATCCTCATCATCGATCGAGTCCAGCCGGATGAAGTGACGACCCAGACGGCTGTAGATCTCCTCGTAGCCACGCTTGCCCAGCGTCAGCCCACGCTGTATGCGCTTCTCTAGGTAGCTCGTCGACTGCAGCACCAGACCACAGCGACCCTCCAGCAGATTGTACAGCGTGATGAAGAAGTACAGTACCGGGTCACTCAGCTTGTCAGCCTCGTCCAGCACGATCAGCGGGTGATCCTGCTTGCTCAGCGTAGAGACAGCCACATCCATCAGCTCCTCCACCGTACCACCCTGCGCACCGCAGCCCAGGCTCTTCACCAACTGCTGGATAAAGACCTTCTTTCGCCAAAACTCAGCACAAGCCAGGTGGTACACATTGCTATGCGTCTCAGCATACTGACGCACAGCCTCGCTCTTGCCCGTGCCAGCACTACCCACGATACCCAGCGTCAAGCTATTGCGCTGTGCCTCCCCAAGCAGGAAGCCCATCTTGCGGTAAGCTTTCGTCGGGGCTATCTGCCAAGTGCGCTCCGTAGAGGCTCCCAGCTGATTAGCCAAGTTGCGCCACATAGGGTCTGCTATATCGTCCCACGTACCGCGCAGCATCTTATTGATCGTGGCAGAGCTCACGCCATCCAAACTATTCGAAGCCTTCTTCTGGCTACCCTTGAGCCGTACGTAACGCTCCAGGCGCTCCACCACAGCTCTCTTCTCATCTTCGTTCATACTCATATCTATTTAAGTGTTTGTATATAGTCCAAGGTCTAATTTCTAATCTCTAACCTCTAATCTTCTACTTCCAAAACAAGTCATAGTCCACCTCCTCAAACTCCGCCTCCTCGCCAGAGCCCAGCTGACTATTGATCAAGCTGCGCTCATCCTTGTGCTGACCCTTACTATCTAGGAGCATCAGACGGTTCAGGATATTCTTACCCACCTCATTCTCCTCCAGAGCCACATGCACCAGTTCATGAGCCGACATGATACGCTCCTCCACAGACTCACGCTGAGCCTTGTTGTAAGCCTGCACACGAGCCAGCTCCTCACGGTCAGCTGCACTCTGCTCAGCCAATGCCATAGGCTGCACATACTTCTCCTCCAGCAGGTAGCGACGCGTGTCCCCCTCCGTAGTCACCAAGATATTGCTCAGGTCGTCAGGATCGTAGTAGACACTCCAGTCAGCGTCTGCGTGCTCCCTAAAGGTCGGGTCAAACGTGTCGTAAGCACGGCGCACACCCAGCAACTGAGGACGCACACCGCAACCCTCCAGCTGGATAGTCCGAGACGTCGTCTCGCCATAAGCCAGCAGATAATCCGCACGCGTCATCGGCAGGCGGTACTTATCAGGCAGGCGTGTCAAGAGCTCCAACAGCTCAGCACGCTTCTGAGTACGCTCCGCCTCTATAATCCCCATCAGCTGCTGGCGACAGCCAGCTTCGTCGGGGAAGCAATGTCTCAAGGCATTCTTTGCCTCACTATTAGGCTGCTTATTCGGGTCGGTCGTGATACCATACCCAGCCCAGTTGTGCAGCACCTTGCAATACGTATTATTAAGGTAGCCGAAGTACCGCTCGATGGGCTTAGCCTTAGCATTGCGAGCAGCCGCAGGCGTGACCCACTGACCAGCCTTGCTGTACAGCTCGCTCATCTTCTTGATAGCGTATCGGTCACTCTGTATCTGGCAAGCACGTAACATCTCACCCGTCAGCTCACGACTATGCAGCGCAGCATTGCGCAGTGCCTCCTTGATCAGCTCGGGCGTCTCGTGGTCGCCGATAGCATACCCCATAGGATAGTCGCACGACGTGTCTAGCACCACAACCATCGTCAGGCGATTGTGATAAGTCACCACCGTGCCACTCTTGCGCTCCGTGCGCCGCTGATAGAGCAACTCAGCAGTCCACCCATCGAGACTCCAGTGCAAGAAGGGAGCCGTAGGCTTAGACCGACGCACCTGCATAGACTTAGACGCCCTAAACTTCGTAGCTCCCAGTCGCCCATAAGCCGTCTCCTGAGGGTGGCTTTTGCGCCAGTTGCGCACCGTCGAGGCGGTGATCGTACTCCAGCAGGGCGACTGACTCGCAGCTATACTATTATATAGAGAGGCGATACGCGTATCCTCTAGGTTATTGTACTGAGTCACCAAGACCAGCAGCACAGCATCCTGCTCCTCGGTGAGTATCTTGGTGGCGTTTGTGTTTTGATACAGCTTGTGTACCATCGACCCAAAGCCCTCACGCTTGTACAGCGTGTACTTACGCTGCAAGCTACGAGCATTCTCCGGCAAGCTATTAGGATAGCGCTCCTTAAGCCGTGGCATAGACTCAGCCATCTCCGCCCAAAACTCCGTCTTGCTCTTCTTCACCCCATCGCCACACGTCAGCTTCTCCAGCTGACGATCGATAGCATCCAGGATAGCGCAATTGGTCGCATACTCACGCTGCTTAGCCACAGGCAAGTGCCTACCGCCCTTGCGCTCCTCCGACTGACCACCTGCGGGAGCCTCCTCCGTGGTCGCCTCGCCCAGCAGATAAGTCGCATAGTAATGCTCCGCCGCCGCATTAGGCTCGATAAGATCCATAAGTCCCTCACTCCTCTGACGCTCAGCCAAGTCCGGATAGCGACGATACACCTCACGCCGATATCGCACAGGCAAGCTCTCCACATCATACATAGCCTCTCGACCATTACCGCCCATCACCACACGACGCACCTTACCTCGCTGGCAAAGCTTCTTGAGAGCCTCGTAGCTAATAACATCAGGCACGAGGTCTTTGTAGTTGATGGATGACATGGCGACGCACAT